TCGAGCCGTCGCCGGTCGGGTCTGCACCCGAAGAACCGGATTGGAAGTTGGTGTTGGTGGTCAGCCAAGAAGGAACGCCAGCCATACGGCGTGCGGTCGAGCTATCACCAGCAACTTTTGCTTGGTTAGCAAACATTGCCTTTTCGATGTCCAGCTTCTGCTCTTTGGCAATCTTCAGAACCTGATAGGCCATTTCGCGTGCGCGACCGGCTTTGTTCAGGCCCTGATCGGTGCCGGGGATCACAACGCTGTTCTTGAAGATTTGCGTGCGGTTGTTCAAGCGAACAGTGGCCGAACGGGCTTCAGCGATGGTGTCGTCGCCTTCGATGTGGGCGTTGTCGCCCGACGAACGCAGTGCGTCGGTCTGCCACTCGTGCAGAGTGTTGGACGCTTTTGCCTTAGCGCAAGCGGTGTAGAACGGCGTTTCTTCCGGCGAAATATCGTAGATCACGTCGGAAAGGTCTTCGCGGATGCCGCGAACGTCGTAGGAGTCGAGGGTGTTGGTTGGCTGTGCCATGATGTCGTCCTTTCAGGGTTTAACGGAAAAGAAGATCAATAAAAGCCTCGGGCTTCCCTGATCTCTTTGCGGCCTTCATCTGTCGATCACGAACGATTTTCTCAGGTGCAGGCTTACGCGGCATCGGCTTCACGTTGCGCGGGGGTTCGGGCTTTTTAGCCTGAGCCTTTACCGCTGAAAGCTGATTGTAGCGATAAGCGTCATACAAGACTTGCACTAGGCGAGCATCGACTGTGCTTGCCACTTCTTCAGCCGAAAGCCCGTACTTCGAAGCAAAGCCAACGAGGTTCGCCTTGAGTGCAGCCGCCTTTTCAGGGTTGGCAAACTCAGGAATGGCCTCAGTCAAACGGCGGGCCTGCTCTTGCAGTTCCACTTGACGAGCCTGCTCTTGAAGCGCCGACTGACGCTGTGCCTGATCGTGAAGTTGCCGTTGCTGCGCCTGAAACTCTTGCGCCTTGATTTCGTATTTCGCCTTCTCCTGCATATATCCGATGGGATCACTGTCCAGCATTCGAATATCAGGAACCTGCGGGGCCTTCATAATCCCTTGCTGTTGCACATTTTCCAACGTCGCAAGAAACTGCTGTCGCTCGTTTTGAAGGGTGTAGTAGAGGTTTTCAGCTTCCTTACGGACAGCGGCGGCCTCCTGCATTCCCTTCTGGATGTAGGCATTTCCCGAATAGGACCGCTTTAGCTCATCGAGGGTGACCTGCGTTTCCTTGCCGTCAACTTTGACAGAAAAGGTCGTTGGCGTCTCTTGAGCGTCGGTTTCTTCGCTTTCCTCATCCTCATCATCCTCGGCATCGGCTTCTTCAGCGTCGTCCTCGGAATTGTCTGCGGCATCGGCCTCTTGGCCTTCATCATCCGCTTCGATTTCGTCCTCGACCTCTTCCTCTGCCGCCGTTTCGGGTTGGGCTTTCGGTTCGTCGTTCATAGGAGCAAGCAGGCTATCAACAGCCGCTTCGAGTGTATCAGTCGTTTGCACGGTCCCGATCCTGTTTTGCCTCAACGGCCTCGGCGTCTAGTCGCGCTTGGAGAGCGTCGAGAATGAGTTGAACGGCGCGCACATGTTCGTGTGCCGCCGCAACCCTGTTTATATCACAGGTCGCATCTAAAAACACCCCCACTGCATCATTGCGAATTTCGCCGATCACGGCTTGGAAAACGTGATCGGCGAGGAGGGTTTTGGCTTCAGAAGCCCGCTGTTTGATTAGGGACAAATGGCATCCTCGGCATCTGTTGCTCGCGCTTAATGGCATTCAGATCAAGCTGAACACCAGTTTTTGCGAGAAGTTCTGCGGCCTTAATCGCAAGGTCTTGGGCCATGCGATCCCGCTCTAGGTCATCATCCATCCGCATCTTCTCAGCGTCAAGCTGCGTCTTGGCCATGTCAGCCTGCACGCGGGCCGACATCTTCATCTGTTCCGCCTGCAAGAAGGCCGCATTGGGATCAGACGGCTGGGCTTGGCCTTGCTGCGCCTGCGCTGCCTGTGCGGCCTGCATCATCAGCATTTGTTCAGTCTGCGGGTTCATCGGGTTGTAGTAGCGGTCGGCATTGTGGATGCCTGCCATGCCCAAGATGTCAGCCAGCGTGTTGCGGATGCCGGTCATCGTGACGATGCCATTCTGCGGCCCGTAGGCTTGCCAGATTTGCATCTGCGTCTGCATGGTCATTTGCAGGGCGGCAATCCGATCCTCGCGGCGGTTATTGCCCAAGCCGACGTTGGTGACCAGATCCAGATCGTTGGTCCACGAACGCGGATCGACCGGGACAAACTGGCCGTCAAGCCGCATCATCTCGTTGGGGTTCGGGTTGGCGCGTGCAATCTGGGCAATCAGGCGGAACATCTGCCGCATACCGCCTTCGGCCAGATTGCGGGCGATCAACTCAGAGACAGCCGAGGCAGCCTGCACGGCGGCATTGACGCCAGCCGCCGTCTGGGATTGCAGCGCATCCGCATCCATGCCCATAGCTGCGCCCGTCACGCCCGTCTTGGCGCGGATCGACTCGTCGTAGAATTGCAGGGCTGGCAGCGCAGCCGATGCACCGCCGCCGATGGAAAACTCGCGCAAGGCGTTGATGTCCTTAACGCGCACCACGCCGCCGATCTCGTTATTGAGAAGGTCGTCCATGTTCACAAGGTTTTGAACGGCCATCACGCGTGGATTGTTGGCCATCGCCAGGCCGTCCAGCAGACCGCGCAGGAGCGACGTTGCCGCGTCCTGATCTTCAATCACGATCTCGGCCAGCGACCGACCAAAAAAGGTGTGCGGCTCCGGGTCAACCTCGAAGATGGCGAACGGGATGTAGTCGCACAGTTCGTAGTCCAAGATTTCGTAGTCGTTGCCAGCGCAGATGAACTTGTAAAGGCGCGGAACGCCCGTGCCTTCAATGTCCATCTTCATGTAGGCTTCGGTGAATTGGACCTTCCGCATGGACGGATCGGCGGCGTTTTCATCGTCGTCGGTGTCGTCCCAGCCACGGCGGGCCATTTCTTCCTCGTCGTCAACCGTGCCGTCTGATGCGCCTGCGAGGTTGTAGACAGTCTCGAAGTCAAAGCCCATCGCCACCAGATCGCCAACGCGGGCTTCACTGGTGTGCCCGCAGACGTAGCAGTCGTCCACGCTGACGGCCATGCGATCCACGAAGAAGTCCTCGGGGGCAACACTCTGGATTTTGATCTGGCCCTTGGTGGACGTGCGGGCAACGCGCAGATTATAGCTGGCCATGCGCGGCTGGATTTCAATGCCCATCTCGTCAATCACGGCCTCGGCAATGATCGTTTCTTCCTGCGACAGGACTTCGCTTTCCGGGTCATTTTCGATGTAAGCAAGCTGCTCGGGCGTCAGGTCGCTGTATTCGTCAATCTCAACGTGCTGCACCTCGTCGTAGTAAACCTTGGCCACGCCCACCTTTTTGATAAGCGCGTCGTGGAAAACGTCCGACAGGATGCGAAAGCCGTTGTTCCGCTCAAAGACATACTTGGCGTATTTGGTTGCCTGATCGGCACCCATGACGGCTTGCGGGGTGTTCGGGATGAATTCCACCGGCTTGTCGGATTGCAGGAACACACGCATCAGCGCGGGCTTGATGGCCCGGATCGTGTCGCGCACCTTGGTCGCCACAACCCTCGACCGGCCTTCCTCGAAGTCAACCGCAGACTTGCCGTCGAAATACTTCTGCGACTTGATGCGGTCCGGCGCGACTTCGGTTTCCACGAAGTCCACGGCCTCGCGCACGGAGGTTGTGATGGTGTTCTGGATTTCGTCGTCCGTCAGGCGTTTCGGCTGCATCTGTGTCTCCGTTATTGTGAGAGAAGGCCGGGCAGGATGCGGGCCGCTTCAGTGATTGCGCCTCTAGGATCGCGCAGCAATGCTTGCACCGGCGCAGAGCGCGTTGCAAGTTGACTTAAAGCAGGGGCGAGCGCACCAGAGATGCCACCCAATGCACCACCCAAGACAGCGCCAGTCGGGCCAAGACCAGCGCCAAGAGAGGCACCAACGCCAGCACTAGCGCCAGCCGCACCGAACGCTGCTGGCAATGCTTCAGAGATAGTGCGCCGACCACCCGACAAGACGGTTGGTGCCGGGCGCAAGGTTGCGGCTGCCGAGCGGGTAAAGTCGGTCATTGGCGTTGTGCGGCCAACGGCATAATTTTCGCGGCCTTGGGCGCGGATCATCGACTGATTAAGCTGCGTCGGAGACAAAATGCCGCCCTCGGAAGCACCTCTGGTGGCAGCGTCACGAACTCCGATGAAGTTGCGGTATGCCTCCCGAGCCGTTGCAAGCGCGGCAATATCGTCGGCCCGCCCCGCAGTTGTCAGCGCCTGATCTGTCATGTCGTCAATCAAAGTTCGCAGGGAGTGCGCCGCGTTTCTGGTTGCTTGGTCGGACGAAACGGTAAAGTCGCCGATGTCGGAGCGCCATTCTTTCAGGCGCGACAACGGAACATCCTTGCCTCTTGCAGCCAAGGCTTTAATTTCGTTGGCAATTCCACGAATGCGAGGAGTTAGCTGGCCCGCAGGGACGCGGTCAATGTAATCCGTCGCTACCTTCACCGCAGCCTGCGCCTGTGTGCGAGTTGGTACGATGTTCACACCGCTGACCGCGTCGTCCATTTGCTTGACAATTTTGCGCTGCGTTGCAGCAAGATTTGTCGGTGTTGCAATTTTTGCGGTGCTTCCAAGCTGGCGCATGGTGGCAGCGGTAAAGTCCGCAAGCTGCTCATCCGTTGCTTGAAGGCGGCCTTCCATTCGCATCAAGGCTTGCGAGCCTGTGCCTTGCCCGGTCGTGACATCAACACCAGCTTCGCGCAGGACGTTTGCCATGCGGGCTGTCTCGCTGTCACCGACGAAGGCACCGGGGCGAGAGGCAAGCAATGATGTGCCAATCGCAGCACCCGCTCTGGCGTAAGGCTCAAGGGCAGTGCCTTCGGTGGCCTGACCTGCGGCTTCGCTGGCAACGCCGGGGACAGCGCCGTAGCGCAGCATTGCGCTAGGCCCACCGAGAGCGCCAGCGCCACCTGCAAACTCTCCGGCTGTTGAGACGTATTCGCCAAGCAGGCCCGGAGCGACATAACGGCTTTCCGGCCCGATTACCGGGATCGACGCAAGCATCTCGCGGGTATCCGGCAATGCGGCAAGGCCACGGGACACCATAGAGGGTTGTTCCATGCCCAGAGCGTATTCAACTCCAGCCGTCCCCAGTTGGGCAAGGTTTGCCGGGATGGCGGGAACGTCGGCAATGCCGCGTGCAACCGCAGCGCCACCGCCTCGGATCAACTCACCCAGCCGTTCGCCGGGCGTGTCAACAGCGCCGCTGCCGATCACGTTTTCGTAGATCGTCTGGCCCAAAGTGCGCTCAGGCACCATCTGCGCCATAGCCTGCTCGTTGGCGGCTGCGGCTGCTTCTGCCGATCCGGGCCGCATTTCCAGAGTGCCAGCCCTTGCCGCGGCAATGCGGTCACGCATCATCAACTTACTGATAGCCTGACGCATTGTTGACTGATCGGTGCCTTCAGGGAATTCTAGAATGCGACCGTCGGGAAGTTCGATCTCAATCATTCAAATTCTCCTGTTTCTTCATTGAAGCGCAGGCGGGTTGTCGTGCCAGTGTTTTGTGCCGCAGTGCCAGCAGCCGGGGCCTGAATGCGCGCGGCAGCCCGCTCACGTCCAATCTGAACAATGGCCTCATAATCAGCTAAAGCGTCAAGGAAGGCTGGTGTGCTGGTTGCAGTGTCCATGCGGCTGATAGCACGCGTTGCAGTCTGACCTTCAGCGTTGGACAGCGATCCCATACCACGAAGCTGGTCAATAGCCGTCAAGAAGCCACCGCTAAGAAGCTGGTTGACGCGGTTCTGGAAGTCATATCCGGGCGTGCCGGGTACAACGTTCAAGGCTGACGATGCGCCAGTTGCAAGCTCAAGGCCCGGATCAGACCTAAGGTCGGCAATAAGTTGCAGCGTTGTGTCTGCGGTGGCGACATCAACTGGCGCAGCCGCCGTGGCTTCACCACGAGCAGCACCGATAGCCCGAGCTTCGGCTGCAAGACCTGAACCACGCGTGGCCATGAATTCCTCATAGCTACCGTCGCCACCCTCACTTTGCGGCTTAAAGCCAGCGGCACGCGCTTGCATGTCCAATTGGACAAAGCCAGCAGGGATCAGGGCTTCTTGCTCAGGGCCTTTGTAGATGATGTTCCCAGTGATGGGATCGACGATATCGTTCCCAACAACGACACCGCGCTCTGGGCCAGCCGCAGGCCGGATAGCTTCTGCCAGTACAGCTTGCGGAGACGCGCCCGCCTCAAGGGCAGCCGCCAGATCATCACGCCCGCGTGAGCGCAGCCAAGCGGCTGTGGCGTTTTTTTGGGCTGCTGTCTCACGGCTTTCGATGCCCTGCTGCAACTGCCCGATCAGCGCCTGATTGGGGTTCAGCGTCATGCCTTCCAGCGCAATGGCGAGGCGCGAACGTGCGTCACGACCTTCCGGCCCGAAGAAGCCACCGAGCAAGCCTTGGCGCTGAGGTGCAGCCTGTGCAGGCGTCGGCATGGGAGTGTTTGCCCCAATACCCGCGCGCATCAAGTCTTCGCGTGTGATAGCCATTTAGCCCCCCAAAAGCCCGAAGAAACCACCACGCGCCCTTGCGGCCTCGGCCAAGCGCGGGTCTTTCTTCTGCGTCAGAATATTGAACAGGTTTACGATAGGCGCGGCGTCCGCGTCCTGCGCGATGCCACGGCTGGCCGCCAAGCGAGACAGCACGCCCATGTCCTCGAAAGGGTCGGCGGGCTGCATAATCGGCTGCGCGGCTGCCATCGGCGTCCCCGGCCCGAAAGCCGTTGTCGGCCCCGGCATCGGTGAGCCGCCCACGCCAAGCGCGCGATTGAACTTGTCAACGTAGACGTTGCCAGTGGTGCCGAGAATGTCACTGCGGTTTCCGCCTTCAGACAAAGGCTGCCCAGTGAACCAAGCAGAGGCCGCATCCTGCGGGTTGCCATACTTCTGGACATACGACCCAAACTCGCCAGCGAAAACTTTGTCCTGCGCCTCCGGGCTGGAAAGAAATTCTTCAGGCGTCATGCGGCGGCCAAGGTATTTTTCAGTCCACGGGCCGATGTTGAAGTCCATGACCTGATAGCGGCCATAAGCCCTGTTGCCCTTCTTTGTGACCGGGCCAAGCGCAGCGTAGTCGCCGCTTCCGGCGCTTTCGATGCTCGCAATCGCGTTGGCGTAGTCCATCACGCTCATTACAGCGCCCCCAGCCCCAGCGACAGATAGTTAAACAAACCCGGACGCTGCGTTTGGGTGGTCGTCTGCTGCCCCATATTCGCGCCACCAAGGGCACCAAGCATAGCGCTTAGAGACTGTGTAGGCGAACCTGTGAAGCCGCCGTATTGACCGCGCGCGGCGTCGATAAGGGCCTGATTGATGGCCTGCTGCATCGTGCCAAACTGCTGCTGCTGCTGGTTGATGGATTGGCCCATGTTAAAGCCCTGCTGAGACAGGTTGCCAAGTTGTCCAGCGGCTGCAAGCTGTTGGCCCTGCTGGTTTTGTGCAGCCCCGAGTGCAGTATTGAAACCTTGCTGGCGAAGCTGGGCCGCAAGCTGGCCGCCTTGCTCTGCAAAAGCGCGGTTGGTTTCGGCCTCGGCGATGCCCTGACGTGATCCGCCGAAAGCGCGAGCCGCTGAAGCCTGCGCGCCAAGTTGGTTTTGCTGCATCAGGCGCTGGCGTTCCAGATCGGCCATTGACGTGTCAATGACCTGCCGGGTGTAGGGGTTCTGGAAGGCTGAAATGTTCGGCATGTTCATGCCTGCTGCCGTTGTTCCCTGAAGCGCGCCGGTCAGAGCCTGTTGCGACTGCTGGAACACATTGCCGCCGAAATTCGGGGCCTGCACATTTTGTGGGTTAGATCCGCCAGCCATGTTTATTTCCCCCGTCCCATACCGCCGCCATCTCGCCCTTTTGGCGCGGTGCTGCGGCTAATTGGCCGATTCGATTGAGTAGGAGCGCCTTGCGGCCTGCTCAATGCTGCTGCTGCGCGATTAACTGCACTGTTCGGGTTGCGCGTGTTGACACCGCCCGGCATGTAGGAACCCGCCGTTGCCATTGAAGTAGTGCTGCGATTGTTACGGTCGCCAGATTGTCGTGATGCTATTGCAGCAGCGCGGGTCGCAGCAGCAAGGTCAGAACCGCCACGATCACGGTCGCGGTCACGCGCAACTGGCGGTGTGGCTGGTGCTGGCGTTGCTGGAAGCGGCGCGACGTTTCTGCCAAAGCTAAGAGGCTGTGCGCCCGTCTGAGGATTGATGAACATGCCCGTGATGGCGTCATACTGGCCCGGTGCGCGGCGCTGCAACTCGGCCAAAGACTGATCGTAAAGGCCGCCGGACGAATAGCCCTGCACGCCGCCAGCGAAGGTTTGCGGTGCAGGCATACCCATCGACAGATCGGTGGTCCCAAGGCCAAACGCACCCGCAGAAGCGTTAATCCCTTGGCCCGCCGCCATTTGCATCGGTGTCATTGCGGCGACATCTGGGCCGTAATATGGCGTGTAGCCGATGTTCGCCGCTGCCTGCCCGCGCCCTAGTGCTTCTTGGCCCGCAGCTTCAAGCCAAGCAGGGATTTTGACTTCCGTGGTAGACTTGCCACCCTTACCGCCGCCGCTCATTCAAAGTCCCTTTCCAACACCGTCATCACTGGCTTATATCCGTGCTTCGCAAGAACTCGCTCCCAGCCACGTCGCCCAGCGATTGTCATTGATGTGCAGCCCTGTGTCTTTCCCCAAGCCACGGCGGAATCAATCATGCTGACGATTGTTTCCATCTCACCACCGGCTAAAAAAACGTGCAGGACACTTTTCTTAGGGTATAGCACAATCTCAGTGACAGCGCACCCCTTTTCAGCAGGCCACAGTTGCATCCGGCCCGCCAATATACCGTCCACAACATCTTGGAAATCATGCGACCCGCCGCTGTATTCCAATGCGTCCTCAATCCACTTGCGGCAATGCTCTAAGAGCGTCATGCCTGCACCCGACTGATGGCCATCGTCGCGGAAGGCGAAGCTGGGGCATATGCAGTCGCAGCGTGCGCCAACAGAGAGCCGTTTGTGCTGGTCGTGGCCCACATGGCCTCAAGGTAATCATCGGCTGCAAACTCAAAAATTGAGTCGCGCGAGACGACAATGGTCGCGCCATTGTTGTGCAGGCTGGCGACCATTGTGCTTCCCGTTATGTTCGTGCCATTCACGCGCGGCCAGAACCTAAATTCCAGCGTGCTGGCCGAAGACGATGCAATCTGCGCTGTAAACGAGACGCGATACAGGCCGCCCTCAGAGAACACAATGCGGGTAGGGTTCGTTCCGCTTTTCGTAATGCCATCAGCAAGCGACGGCGCGTCAAATTCAATCGCATAGGCCGTGTTGCTGGCGGCTGCGGTAATCGTTGCATCCTGAGCGAAAATGGCGTGACCATCGCCCAGCACGATCTGCCGCCACTCGTTCCCCTTGGAGACAACAGGATAGCCGTTTACGTTATCCCACAGCAGAACGCCGTTTGAAGTCGGCGTGGCCCCGC